TGTACAAAATAAAATGAAAAAAGATGGATGGGATAAAAAATCCAATGTTACCTGTCTATTTGATAAATGGCAAAATGTATTAGATAAATTACCTAAATTTGATGGTATTTATTTTGATACTTGGAAAGAGTCGTTAGATCCATTTCATGAAATAGTACCTAATATATTGAAGCCTGGAGGTAAATATACGTATTGGTCACCTAATGATTTGGAAGTACATTCTGTATTTAAACCAAATGATTATAAAGTAGAAAATGGCACTACAAAATTAGATCATATAGCATCAAATCAAAAATATTATAATACTTCTAAAGATCTATTTAACTATAAATTAATAACAAGAAGTTATTACAACTAGTTACATATTTATATAAAAGGAAACTATGGCAGTAAATGTTCCAATATGGCCGGGATCATCAAGTTTTTTTCCGGGCGACACTCCGTTTGGATTCTATGATTATGATTATTCATTTCAAACAGAAGCTGATAAGCTAGCAGTTTGGTGTGCAAAGCGTTTAGGTTATCCTTTATCGGACATTGAATTACAAGATGGAAATTTTTATACATGTTTTGAAGAAGCAGTTTCAGAATATAGTGCTCAATTAAATTCATATAATATTAGAGATAACATGCTCAATTTATTTGGAGCGTCAACAGGTTCAAATTTAACAGGCAAAAAGGTATCTCCTAATTTTGGTGGATTGATTGATATAGCAGAAGAGTATGGCGTAGAAGCCATGTCAGGTGGAAATGTTACATTTTATACTGGTAGTATCAATATTACCGCAGGACAACAGATTTATGACTTGGCCGATCCAACAGTTGTTAAATTAGAATCAGGAATACCTGGAACAGATCCTATAGAAATAAAAAGACTATTCCATAATGCACCTCCGGCAATAGCAAGATTTTTTGATCCATTTATTGGTTCGGGAGTTGGTACTCAACAAATGTTAGACTCATTTGGATTTGGAAATTATTCTCCTGGCGTATCATTTATGGTAATGCCTATATATGCTGACATGTTAAGAATGCAAGCAATTGAATTAAATGATACAGTTAGAAGATCAGCATATTCATTTCAAATGTCTAATAACAGATTAAGAATATTTCCATTACCAGATGCAACTAATTTCAAAACAATACATTTTGATTATATTTTAAAATCTGATCGTAGCAATCCTTTAAAAGGTGCAACAGGAACAATATCAGATTATTCAAATGTTCCTTATGAAAATGTAACATATAAAGATGTGAATTCTGTAGGAAGACAATGGATTAGAAGATATACATTGGCATTGGCTAAAGAGATGCTAGGATATATTAGAGGTAAATATTCATCATTGCCTATTCCAAATGCAGAAATAACACTTAACGGAAGTGACCTTATAGGGGCGGCACAGACCGAAAAAGAGGGTCTTATAACAGAACTTAAAGAAATACTTGATACAATGTCAAGGCAAGCACAATTGGAAAGAAAACAGGCTGAATCAGAGGCATTACAGTCCCAATTCAATAAAATGCCAATGAAAATATATATAGGATAATTATGGCGCTATTCGGTTCAGCAAGAGATGCAAGTTTATTGAGATCTGTTAATAGAGAAGTAATTAACAAATATATTGATATGGAAGTATCATTTTATAAACTCAATTTAGATAATACACATTCAAATATGTATGGAGAATCTGACAATAAAGTTTATTATGGTAAATTAAAAATGAATTGTTTAATCTTAAAAGATGAAAGATCGACTGCGGCAGATGATTATGGATTAGATTATAGTAGAACTGGAACATTTGCATTTTTACGTGACGATTTAAAAGATAAAAATATAATAGTGGATCCTGGCGATGTAATTGGATATGATGGAGAATTTTATGAAATTGATAGTGTATCGGCTAGTGAATATTTTGCTGGAAAGAATCCTAATAGAGATATAGGATTTACAACAGGAGAAAGAGGAGAATTTGGACTTAGCATTTCAGTTAAATGTGAAGCACATGTTACTAGAAGAAATAGACTTAATATACAAGAAGTTCGAAGTGGAATTAATAAACAAGCTAACTTACCTAGGAATTTATGAGTAAACCAGAATTAGATAAAACATATAGTTCATTTTCACGTAATCCAGAAACAAATCGTGCTTATCAGACTAGACGAGATAATGATATTATCAAGACTCCTAAATGTACAATTTATGATGTTGATTTTGCTCTCATGTCATATATACGTGATATAATTAAACCTCAGGTCATAGAAAATGAATCTATTATAGATGTTCCTATATTATATGCAAACGGAGAAAAGTGGTCACAGATACAAGCAAAAGGTTTTATGTATGATGAAAAAGGTAAAGTAATGACTCCATTAATTACCATAAAACGAAATTCAATTGCAGAACGTGATACTTTAAAGACATTAGGAGTAAATCAAAACCCAGATGGTAATGATTATGTACATAGAAATAAACATACTGTAACAAACAAGTATGATAGATTTTCTGTATTACAGGGAACAAAGCCTAGTAAAGAATATTATGTAACTCCAGTACCAGAATTTATAGATGCTTCATATGAAATACTTGTATGGTGTGAATATACAGAACAATTAAATTCTATTATAGAACAAATAATGCCATTAAATGGATTTGCATGGGGCACAACATGGAAGTTTCCAGTATTTATACAAGATTATAGTTTTGAAACAATTAATTCTACCGGAGAGGACAGAATTGTAAGAGCTACATTACCATGTACCACCAAGGCAACACTTCTAATGCCATTTGAATTACATGCATCCACAGTAGAAAAAAGATTCTCTGTAAAGAAAATAAATTTCAAATCAGAAACAGAAACATTTAATGTAAATGTTACAGATCCCCCGCCTAAGTCATCTACGGATAGTTATTCGCAAGGTGGATTTAACATATAAAAATTAGGATATTAAAAATAAAATTTATATATTTATATAAGTTATAACAAAAAAACAAGGAAGCTATGAGCGAAAATAAAAAAATAGAAAAAGTTGATATTGAAAGTATCAAAGAATTAAGACAAAAGTCATCTGAACTAATTGTAAAATTTGGAGAAGTAGAACTAGAATTTATATATGTAGAAAATAGAAAAAAAGAATTGAATGTATATAAAGACAGTTTAATGAAAGAATTATCAGAATTACAGGAGTCAGAAAAAACTTTAACAACTGACATGGAAACTAAATACGGTCAAGGAAATTTAAATTTAGAAACAGGCGAATTTGTCCCTGCATAATCAATGTTTGGCAGAATCGTTAAATATTTATAAGAAACTAATAAAGGAACAATACAATGGCTGAAAAAATAATCTCGCCTGGGGTCTTTACAAATGAAGTAGATCAATCATTTTTGCCAGCAGGTATAGCTGCTATAGGGGCAGCTGTGATTGGACCAACCCAAAAAGGTCAATCAGGAATACCTACGGTAGTAAGTAGTTATTCAGAATATTTACAAAAATTTGGTGGAGCATTTACATCAGGCTCAGGAGCAGTAGAAGGCTCATATAAATATTTAACTAATTATGCAGCACAGGAATATCTTAAGTATGCTGATACATTAACAGTAGTAAGAATTGGTGATGGATTTTTACCTGCAACATCAACAGTAACTGCATCAGGAGTTAATGCTAATTCATTTACATTAACAACATTAGCAGATGGTGCTGAACAAAATAGTAACGGGACAGTAGGAACAAATAATTTGTTATCAACTGGTACTGAAAACAACATTCAATATGAAGTTGCAAATGTTAATAATGCAAAAGGTACATTTACATTATTAATTAGAAGAGGTGATGATACTATTAATAGAAAAACTATTTTAGAACAATTTAATAATTTAACATTAGATCCTAATTCTCCTAATTATATTGCAAGAGCAATTGGTGATCAGGTATATACAGTAAGAGATGGCGGATCAACGGATCCATATCTTCAATTGTCTGGATCATTTGTGAATAGATCATCATATGTAAGAGTATCAGGAGTTAGAAATACATTAAATTATTTAGATTCAAATGGTGTACGAAGAGTTGAAAGTGCAACTGGTAGTTTACCTGCTGCAGGATCTGGATCATTTAGTGGAGCAACTAATGGTAATTTAGCACATCCACAATTATTTAATGATAAGATATCAAACATAAATAATCAAGGTGCTAATATGGCAGCTTCAACAACAATTAATACTTATAAAGATGCAATTAGATTATTAAAGAATCAAGATGAGTATGATATTAATATGATAGCTCTTCCTGGATTAATTGATAATTTTACAAATCATGCTCCAGTTATTACAGAAGCTCTTAATATGGTTGAAAGTAGAGGAGATTGTTTCTTTATAGCTGATCCAGTTGAATATGGCGCAAGTATATCAACAGCGACAGCAAAAGCAGATTCTAGAGATTCAAATTATGTTGCTGAATATTGGCCTTGGATTAAAATTCCAGATGCAGATTTAGGAATGAATGTTTGGGTACCGGCATCAACATTAATACCTAGTGTATATGCATTTAATGATAGAGTTGCCGCTCCATGGTTTGCACCAGCAGGTTTAAATAGAGGTGCTCTGGATATTGCAGTAATGACAGAAAGAAAATTAACTCATGCAAATAGAGATACACTTTATGATTCAAATGTAAATCCAATTGCAACTTTTCCTAATGCAGGTGTAGTTGTTTATGGACAAAAAACATTACAGAAAAAAGCAAGTGCATTGGATAGAGTAAATGTTAGAAGATTGTTAATCGCAGCTAAGAAATTTATTGCATCATCAACTAAGTTTTTGGTATTTGAAAATAATACGGCAGTAACTAGAAATAGATTTTTAAGTATTGTTAATCCTTATTTTGAGAATATACAACAAAGACAAGGATTGTATGCATTTAAAGTTCAAATGGATGAAGCAAATAATACAGCAGATGTCATTGACAGAAATGAAATGAAAGGTGCAATTTATTTGCAACCTGCTAAGACAGCAGAATTCATAATTATTGATTTTAATATACTTCCAACAGGAGCTTCATTCCCAGAATAGGATGACTAGTATATTTATAATAAATTGGAGAAAATTAGATGGCAGAATTACTTGACCCCACCGAGATATTTTATACAGCTTATGAGCCTAAAATGGCAAATAGGTTTATTATGTACATTGAAGGCATACCTGCATATCTTGTGAAAGCTGCATCAAGACCATCATTAGATCAAGGAGAAGTTATTCTTGACCATATTAATGTTGAGCGAAAGTTAAAAGGCAAAACAAGATGGCAAGATGTAACCGTAACATTATATGACCCAGTAGTTCCATCAGGAGCACAAGCGGTAATGGAATGGGTTAGACTTCATCATGAATCAGTAACAGGAAGAGATGGATATAGTGACTTTTATAAGAAAGACATTACATTCAACACATTAGGACCTGTAGGTGATAAAGTTGAAGAATGGACTTTAAAAGGCGCCTTTATATCAGCAGCAAGTTTTGGTGATATGGATTGGTCTACAGAAGATCCAGTACAAATTGAATTGACAATCAAATACGATTACGCAATATTACAATTTTAATTTTAATTAAAATCATTGAGAATCCTGCCTTAGGGCGGGATTTTTCACACACTGTATATTTATATTAAATAGTTATTAAGGAAAGAAATGACAAAAGTTAACGAAGATTACCCAAAAAAACAATTATCAGATGCAAAGCTAAAACAATTGGCTACAGAACAATATCAAGAAACGGCAGTTGAATCATATGACTTCCCAACGGAGATAATAGATCTACCTAGTAAAGGAAAATTATATCCTAAGGATCATATTTTAAGTTCCGGAACTATTGAAATGAAATATATGACTGCAAAAGAAGAAGATATTCTTACCAATCAATCATATATTAAACAAGGAGTAGTATTAGATAAATTGTTTAAAGCTCTTATAATGACTAAGGTCAATTATAATGATATATTGTTATGTGATAAAAATGCAATTATGATTGCAGCAAGAATATTAGGTTATGGTAAAGATTATGAAATTTCTATTCCTGATCCAGAATCTGATGAAATGATTTCTCATACTGTTGATTTGACAGATCTTAACGATAAAGAGATTGATTGGTCTTTAATTGATGAAGGTATTAATGCATTTTCATTAACATTACCAACAAGTAAAAAACAAGTGAAATTGAAATTGTTGTCGCAAGGTGAACAATCAAAGATTGATGCAGAACTTAAAGGACTAGTAAAAATCAAAAAAGAAGCTGGATTAACCACATTGTTAAAACATGTTATCGTAGAGTTAGATGGAGATGATGATAAATCAAAAATAAGAAAATTTGTCGATACAAACTTATTAGCCATCGATTCTAGAGCAATAAGACAATTCCTTAAAACAATTACTCCAGAAATAGACATGTCTATTGAAGTCCCGGTTGGAGAGGCCGGAGATACATTTCCGAGTCAACTTGACATCGGATTGGACTTTTTTTGGCCTGACGCAGAGCTATAAAAAACAATTCCAAGAATCTATATTTGACCTAATATATCATAGTAATGGGGGATTCTCATATACCGATATATATCATATGCCTGTATATTTACGTACCTTCTATATACGTAAGTTAAGCAAGATGCATTCTGATCAAAAAGCCGATCATGAAAAGGCAATGAAAGCTCAGCAATCAACGATGGCAAAAGCACCTAAAATGCGTAAACGTTGATATTTATAACAAAGGAGTAGTAATGTCTATAAACAAAATCGAAAACAAAATGTTAAACGAGATCAATCAGATCGAAGAAGGGCTAGCTTCAAAAATATTAAAAGTACTTGCACGAGGCACAGTTAAACGTGCATTCAAATCGATGAATGCTGATGGAGAAATGGATGCCATAGCAGATAATATGAGATATTATCAATCTGAAATGGAAAATAGAATACAACGACTATTGGATTCAGATGATCCAAAATTGGTATTACTCGGCAAAAAATTACAAAAAGAATTAATATAAATTTGTTGAATGGCTGACGAAAAAACAAATAAAGTAACAGAAGAACTTAATAAACTACTCACGAAAGAGAAGAAGATATTAGACGCTATCAACGAATCACAGAAGTTACAAGATAAAGCAATGAGATCAACGTTGTCTACTAAAAGTAGTCAAATTGAACTTTATAAATTAGAAAAACGCCTCTTAAGAGAAATTGCAGACGCTGAAGCGGCTGGAAATGAGGTCTTGTCCAATTCTCTAAAATACCGTAAAGACGGCCTAAAAAAACAACAAGAATTTGAAAAGGCCATTACTAAAACTAGAGGTGCTTTAACCGGCGTAAGTAATCAAGCAAAAAAATTAACAGATAATATTAAAAAAGGATTTGAAAGCTTTCCAGGCGGAAAAGCATTATCTAGAATGTTAGGTATTGATACTTTAGCTGACAATTTTGATGAAAGCTTAAATACTGCTGGAGCAGCATATCTAAAAACTTTTAAAGAAACTGGAAGTGTTACAAAATCTATGTCCTCCGGCATGAAAGCCTTCGGAGGTAGTTTCAAAGCATTATTAAGCCCAACAACGATACTAGTAGCTGCAATTGCAGGATTACTGCTAACCTTTTCAATGATTTCTAAAAAGGCACAAGCATTTTCCACGGAAGTAGGAATAACATTTGGTCAAGCAAGAAAATTAGGTAAAGAAGCATCTGACTTGACAATATCAATAGAAGATAATTTATCAGGCACAAAAGATATAAAAGATGTATTATCCGCAAGTATAAAAGAATTTGGAGTATTAAACATGTTGTCTGCAGAACAGGCAATGAATGTTTCTGAAATAGGCAAGGCATTTGGATATGGCGCTGCGCAAGCAGGAAAAGTTAATAACGTATTTATGCAAATGGGAGCATCTGCAGAAAGTGCAGCCGACGCACAAAGGGATTTGGCAGCAGAAGCTTTAAATTCCGGACTTAATGTAGGCGCGGTAACAAAAGATATTGCAGATAATGCAAAACTTACATCAAAATACTTTGGAGGCAATGTTAAAGCTCTTAAAAAGGCAGCATTGCAAGCAGCTAAAATGGGCATGAGTATTGCAACCATGGCAAAAGTTTCAGATAGCTTACTTAGTTTTGAAGATTCCATATCATCACAATTTGAATTCCAAGCATTAACAGGAAAACAATTGAATCTAGATAAAGCTAGACAATTAGCATTAGAAGGTAAAATAGGAGAAGCAACTAAGCTAATCATGGATCAGGTAGGCACATCTGCAGACCTTGCAGCAATGAATGTCATTGAACGTCAAGCATTAGCTAAAGCAACCGGAATGGAGTTTGATCAACTTCAAAAATCTGCAATTGTTAAAGAAAAGATGAAGAATTTAACTGCAGAAGAAGCAGCCGCAATGGCAAACCTAGGTCTTTCGGCAGCTGAAATGTCCGGAATGAGCTCCAAACAATTGCAGGACAAGTTAGCAGAACAGCAAGCCAATGAAAGAAATACTCAAGCATTTGCGGCAATGGGTAATGTATTGATAAATGCTATAATGCCGGCAGCACAGGCAATTTCTGAAGTGTTTGGAGCATTAGCACCTATCATAAAAATGGCATTCTTTCCAATTGGATTAGCAGCACAAGGAATAGGTAAGATATTAGGTCTTATTAAACCATTATTAGGTTTTATGAACGAATATAAAAACATAACAGCCGGAATATTAACTTTCATAACATTGATTATTGCCAAGAAAAAGGAACAGGCAATATTAGATGCAGCAGCATTCGTTAGAAACACAGCAATAAGCGCAATAAAAGCTGGCCAGCTTTTAATAGAAGGCCAGACAGTATCAAGCTTGATTATACAAGGTGCACTAGGTGCCAAAAATCTAGCTAAGACGGCCGCGCAAGGTGCCATGGCATTAGCTAATGGTGTTGCTAATATATTTGGTACATTTTCTGGAATACCATTAGGTCTTGGTATACCATTAGCTGTAGCGGCAGCCGGTGGATTATTTGCTATGTATAAAAAGGCGCAATCTGTAAAGGATATGGGAATTGATCCGAATGGCGGACCTATTGTAACAAGTCCAAAACTAGGCGGATTATTCCAAGGAGATAAAAGAGATGGATTATCAATGGGTCCAGGTATGGGCACTGATCCATCAACAGGTGCATCTAGTACAAGTGGAGGAGGATCTATTAATATAGATTATCAAAGAATGGCGCAGGCCATAGTAAAAGCAATGGCAGGCGTAACAGTACGGTCAGCTCCAATACAAATTGGTGCTCAAGTAATAAATGCTATTAGCGATCAAATTGATGTAAATAAGTCTTATCTATAATGGCACTATCAAATTTAAAATCAGCATATTCGTTTTACACAAAAACACCTCCTGGCTTCAAACCTAATGATAGTGTTAATGATACAGATTTTCAGTATAAAGATGATTTGACCGCAGTTACTGTAGAAGCAGGATTTACCAATTACGGGTCATTGATACGATTTCGTAATAGAAGATCTAAAGATGATTTCACAATAAGTGGACAAGGCACATCAACACGTATTCAACAACTAGGTACTGGAACTAAATTTCCTATAGGTCCAAAAGGCCAAGTGCATGATTTTGATATATTAAGAGGTGGATTTAGTTTAAAGAACAAATACCAGGATTCTTATGGGCCATTATTAACAGCAGGATTAGCAGATACATATACAAAAGATTCTCCTATAGATGACATGTATAATATTGTTAAAGTTAGAGATGTGGCATCTAGGCGAGCATATGCAAGAGAGCCATTCATATTAAGAGGCATACAAAGAAATGATAATTCAGATCCACAAAGATTTGGACCTACTATAACTGCTGATATACCTCGAGGTGGACTTCTTACTAATTTAAATAGAACAGCATTAGATGTTGCTCGTCTTGCCAAATTTTCAATAACTCCAAAAGGATTATTATTTCATCTAAAACAATTCGGTCAACAACTAATGAATCCTAATGTTGAAAATGTTTTTGGTGAAGCTCCGAGAAACCCATTTCTTCCGAATAGTACAAAATTATATACACCTATAAATTTAATGGCTAATGTTATTGGAGCTGATAAAGGATTAAGATTTAGACGTCACGGATTATTACCAGCCGGTTCAAACAAAGTATCACCGGGTCGGTATGAAGATGTACATAAATTTCGAGATAAGCCAGATACTGATCCAAAAGCTAATAATAGATTAAAGAAATTATCAGGCGAATTAGGCATTGAAACATCTATTGAAAGACAGATCAAATTTGTAGATGCGCCATTTAGTACCCCTAGCCTAACCGAAACGCTTACAGATGTGGCAGATAAAGCAGCAGCCATAAAAAAATCTGCTTTAGCAAAATTAGGCGAGTTATTAGGATTTAAAGGTCAAGTAATAAATACTTTAACAGGTATAACAGGACCGGCCTCTATAGGAGGACTCGGTAGAACTACAATAAGAAGAGCTGTTGATACGCCAAATGAACAACAAAAATTTAAGGAACTCCATGGCAAAGATAATTATAAACCTATTCAAAGTGATGCATCGAAAGAAAATACTAAAAAACTAAAGGGCGAAAAAGACGCTATTACCGAAAAGTATAAATCCGGATTAGCAGCACCAGTAGAAAAAACAGATTTTGATGGCATTTCAATTAAAAAACCAGATCCGGATCCTCTAACAAGATCTAAGCCAGAAGATCAAACACCATTAATAGCTAAATACAAAACTTTATCTTACGGACAAATAAGTAAAGAAGCAACAAAGCGAACTACAAATAAAAAAGGAGTATTTGATTTCAGAACAAATAAAAAATATGATTATGGTACTGATACTCCTATAGATGATATAATAGGCAAAGGTCTTAATAATGATCATGAAAAAGATATTATAGAAACTAAAATAGTTGATTCAAAACTAGGAACCATGAGATTTTTAAGTTACATAACTAACCTTTCAGATAGTTTAGGACAAGATATTGAATTGGATGATATCGCCGGAACTGGTAATTTAGAAAAGGGTGCAAAACAAAATCCTATAACTAGACAAATAAGTTTAGGATTGATTGTATCAGCCAGGAACGCTGAAGAATTATCTACAATATATAAAACTTTGGAAAAATATAGAAGTATGATTGCAACGCCGTCAGATAGACGTGGAAGAACAAAACTTACCGTAGGAAATTTTCTCAATAATTTGGATATATATCCAACTACGATAGAAACAGGATGGGATACAGAATATACATTTGATTTAACAGAAAAGGTTCCATACACATTAAATATTGATCTAGAATTTCTAGTTGAAAAAGCATCGAGCAGACATTACAGTTTAGGATATAAAGGATAATATGAACAGAAATTCATTTACAAAAATAGAGAATGCAAAATATGTAACTTCTAGATATCCATTATTTCCTACTCATGAATTAGATAAATATATAATATCGCGTGAAGGCGATAGATTAGATATGTTATCAAATGAATTTTACGAAACAGTTAATAATTGGTGGATAATTGCGCAAGCAAACAATTTAGGTAAAGGTTCATTATTAGTACCGGCTGGTATACAAATACGTATACCTTATAATCCTGGAACATTATTTGATAAACTGTTGCAAGCTAACAAGGAACGATAAATGGCTACAAACTTATTCCATAGAGGAGTAGATTCCAGAGTTATAACTGAACTAGAAAATCGTAGATTAGGTAAGACCAGAATACGTGTTTCTTCCTACGATGTAGAAGAACAAGAAAGAAATGGAAAATTTTTTCCTAGTACACAACGACAGGCTTGGGTAAAAATATATGATCATTTAGGTAATATATTTTTAGCATATGGCTGGGATTTATTTGACGAGTTAAATGAAAAGTATACGCTTGACAATGGCACTGAAAGATTGGCATATAGATTAGATACATTAGAAACAGCCATCGCCGGAGACTATGGATCATTACGTAACTTTAAATTAGCATTCACTATCAATATTAGACAACCAGAAAAACAAAATACTCAATTTGATGACATATTTACAAAAGCTGTTGATGCATTTCAGATAGGTAAAAAAATATGTATTCAATATGGTTACAAAGATTTTTATGATGGATATAATAAAGATGTAAATCATTCGCCACATGATACTAATGACACCGGAGGATTTAAAGCGGGAAATTTAGGAGTTAAAGATTCTGAAGGCAAAGAAATTACCGGAGAAATATTTACAGTAGTAAAACCAGAATTTACTGTAGCATCATTAACAGAAATTAGGTTTTCTATATCAGGTGTCGGACCAGGAGCACAAATAGGAGAAAAAAATATATCAGATTCTTTTGATTTTAGACAGCTAGCAAAATCTGATCAAAGTATGTATAAAGTAGAGGGTGATAAAGAACCGACATTTATTACTAATTATGATTTAGATGATGACGAAGGACGATATGCGCCGGTACATAATATAATTGATTGGATAGATTTTGATGTACAGAGTCGTATACGAGCAGCTGAAGGTGACGATACCGATCATGATTTTGAAACTGAAAATGGTATTGGAACAGTTGGAGCCTATCAACCACCTCCTATTGATCCGAAAGGCGATTATGGAAATGTAGGATTTGTAGTGTTTAAATTCGATGAAGAATATTATACTAACCCACTTCAGATTGATGCAGAAGATCAGGGAGATGCATATGCATATTATGTTACATTACAATATCTGACTTGGTTGTTTAATTGGTCACTACAACCTCGAGGGGTTCCATGGAATGATACAGATGCACAGAGAGAACAAAAGAAAAAAACCGGTTCAAAAGATTATTACAAATATTTAATTCAATGTGATAGAGAGACTTCTAGAGCAGATCTAGCATTTGCAGACAGAGAAGGTGGTACTATAACATATGTTCCGAGTGCTGATCCATTATCCGTAATATTTAATTATGGTAGTTATACTACAGATCCATCTAAAGCTTCTACATATGGGGCATTAATGGAAAGCTATAATTGGTGGTATGCCTTAGCAGGAGCAGTGGTAGCAACTGTAGGAAGTGTAGCCTCGTTAGGCAGTGCAAGTGTACCTGCAATTACCGCCGGCGCGTTAATTGCAAGTAGGGGATATCAAGACAAATTAGAAAATGTAATTTCATTTTCAAGCCATGAACCAGACGATGACCAGGTACATGATGCACTTAATAAAGCTGCTACTTTTGGAATTCAAGACAAACTTTCAATGAAACCGAATGCAGGTAATTTAAGTAACATTTTAATAAATAGAGACTGCATTGCAGGAATATTTGATGAAATGGGAGCGCTTAAACGTACTAAAGAAAAAGAAGATGAAGAGGTTGGTAAAGTAACGCTTGAGAAATTTTTCAAAAAATTATTCGAAATAATTAAATCTGCATCAGGCGGAACAATACAATTAAAGGCCATTGAAGATCCAGATAACATAGATCCATTCATTAACAAAATGCTTATAATCAATGAAAATGCCCCTCCATCAGATGAACAAATTAAAGTTCCTGTATTTAATAAAAATGATGGGAGTGTTGTTGAAATGTCTCTTAAATCTAAAATTCCTAAGGCAATGCAAGTTGCAGCTGCGACTCAAGGAAACAGTAATATTGAAGATATAGAAAATCAAGATAACCCATCCGATAATGTGACTGAAGATGAAGTAGTATCAAACCCGGCAACGATTGCTAGCGAAAAAGATGGATTAGTAAAAAATAAATTTGCAACTGCTAATGTAAAATCATTTATTGCAACCTTAACAAAATTTGTGAATCGAGAAAATTCATTTTCTGAAACTAAGGTAAACAGAAAACTTACTAGATTTCCATTGACAATGACTCTAATCATACAAGGAATTACCGGATTCAAATTTGGAGATACAATTACTAGTAGAATGTTACCGGTTAAGTATAGAGAAGAAATAAAGAATGCCGGATATGAAACAGATATAATTTTTACTGTAACTAAAGTAACACAAATGGTCAGGGGCAATGATTGGACAACTACATTAGATACTGTAATGAGATTTGCTCCAGGAAATAAAACTATTAAAATACAATAAATGAGAAGACGTTTAAATTATAGAGAACCATTCAATGTAAGAGAATCAGAAGTAACTGTAGATTACACTAATGGCAAAGAATATGTTTTTTATGATCCTACTGTACCAGGTGCTCAAGAATATTTTGGATTCTATTATTCATTAAAATCCGGACAGGTATATATGGGAGCTGATCATACAAAAAGTCCAAGAATACCATTACATAATCCTCCTAAAAGTTCTTTCGATGAAAAGAATAAATTATATTATGGACTAACTGGAGATGCATTTGATAGGTATAGCCATCCTATATATTATTATCCAGAGCCGACTAAAGAACAATATGATAAGGGAGTCATCAAACGTTCATTTGTACAGAAACGTAATGAGCCAGACATTATAGTAGAAATAAATACAAGATCCGAACAAATATATAACAATCGTAATAAACCTGGTATTAATGCATATTTATGGGATCTACATTCAATTAATTGGACGATCTCAGGCAATATCGTCGAAGTAAAAAAAAATAATCAACGAGTATTAGAAAAGGCGAATCAAACGTTCACTGGCATATTAAATTACCTAGGAGATTTAGATGAATTTCATATTTCAAAGCCTATAATTAAAAAACAACGTAACAGAAGTTTATATCCAGATGGCGAAGCAATTAATGGCAATCTGCCTCAAGGATATAATCAAGCAGCAATTCCGGGACAAAATTGCGCAAGTTGTATTTTTAAAAATAATAATCATTGTGGTGTATGGCAGGCAAATATAAGAAATAATTATGTCTGTATGAGGTGGAAATTAAAACCATATTAATTAGGTTTTCTGCAAAAAAGCTCTTATATTCATATAATGTTTGTAATAGAGAGTAGTTCCGAGTTTGATAGAGTAAAAGAAAGATTGAAGAATACAGATAGTTTTTGGATTCCTATGTTTTCTGATGTATATAAACATTATACTCATAATAGATTAAGTTACATATATATTTACTGTATTAATGATGATTTAGAATACATCATTTCCTTTAGTCATATAGATTGTTTAAGTATACAAAGAGAACGTTTACAAGAACTTGCAAGTACATGTAGTATATTTGTATTAGCTAAGAAACGCTTTGCAAAGTTCTATGCCGGAAAATGTTATGATGCTGACCTAATGGCATGGTGGCAGACCAATAGAATGTTACCATTAAATGAAACAAATACAGCAGCACATGATATGTGGAATAGGTGGTGGCATAATGAAACTAATACAAATGATTGGTTGCCGATAACAAGACATGCCGATAGATGTACGGCCATGAAAGATGTATTTATAAAATATCATAATACATTTGAATTGACGGATGAGTTTAAGAAATACGAATCATATGCTATAGATAATTTTTTTGCAATAGAACAGAATGGATTGCAAGTTGATACAAAAACATATATAGAGAAATTTCAAACTAATGGCATTCATTCTAACAAAGTATATACAGAATACAATTTATATACAAGTACAGGAAGGCCTTCAAATAAATTTGGCGGAGTTAATTTTGCAGCATTGAATAAAGAAAATGGTAGCAGAGATTCATTTGTATCTAGATTTGAACATGGAATGTTATTGGAATTTGATTATGATGCATATCATGTAAGATTAATTGCAGATATAATTGATTATAATTTACCAGATGGGTCTATACATGAATACTTTGGATGTCAATATTTTGGTAAAGAAGAATTATCAAAAGAAGAATATGAACAAAGTAAAAAAATTACATTTAGATTGTTATATGGTGGCATAGATAAAGACTTTGCAAAAATACCATTCTTTGGTAAAACTCAGATATATGTTAAAGAATTATGGAAACAATTTAAATCTAATGGATATATTGAAACTCCTTATTTTAAACGGCCTATGCATAAAGATAATTTGTTTGAAATGAATCCTAACAAATTATTTAATTATCAATTGCAAGCATCTGAGACAGAACATAACATGTTGGTATTAAATGAGCTGAACGAGTACATGTCAGAACGTGATAGCAAATTAATATTATATACTTATGATTCATTTTTATTTGATTTTAACTTGGATGAAGGAAAAGATAAAATTTTAGAATTAAAAAACATTATTTCTGAGAACGGAAAATATCCAGTTAAGATAAAGGCCGGTATCAATTATGGTGTCATGAAAGACATGACTTCCAAGGTAGTTTAATATTTATTAAAAAAGTATGTGAATGAATACAGATAAAATAATACATGAATGGTTTTACAGATTACCTAAAGGTTATGCAATAGCCCCGTATACAAAACAAGAACTAGATATATTAGATGAAGTGTTAGCAGAGAATGGATTATCACTAAATGAAGATGTGGATATATTGGATCAAGCATTCAATGATGCTAAGCCAGTTAAAGATGAAGAAAAACAACATACATTAGAAGTTATAGAAGAATCTTTATTATTACAAGAAGGATATACCAAGGACGATTTAATTGCTGTAATTAAAGAAACGCCATTACCGGATAAATTAATTTCATATATTTCCAGATTAATAGATAGTGCAAATAGTAAAACTAGTGCATTAGATGGATTAAAGAAACGTAATTTTGATGACAAAACCGCGAAAGGGATGTTTGATAAAGCAGTTGAAATGGATAGTTACAAACAATTGCAAGATTTAGTAGCCGGCGAAGTATCAGGTATAGATTTTGATTCATTAGGAGATTCAGGAAATTTACAACCATTTATTGATAAAATAGGATTTTCAAAAGAATATGCTGATTGGCTATATAACTATATACCTGCGGGTGGTGGAGTTAATGTAGGTGCAGGGGAAAATATATTACGTGTTATTCTTAAAGGAGGACATGTCCCGTCAAGTGGCGATGTCGGAGCAGAAGGAATAAAAATCG